AATTGGTCAAGTCCAAATTCCCCGGGATTGTAGTTCAGGGGAGTCAGGTAACTGACTCAGAAGGGCATCGGTGGAGAGGCCGTAAAGTAGCCGGACTCACCGATATCGGAGGTGATTTCTTCACTCGTGTGGATACACCCTTTATTGTTCAGGGTAATATTCACACAGATGTGAGGTTCCTCACTGATTTCCCATGCGCTACCCGTTATGTTTTTGACGGGCCTGCGTATGTTAGAAATCCTGCCTCGTCTTTTGGTTTACAGGGATTGTCTTCGACAAAACCTGCCGATCTTGACAAGATCGGCCAAACTGCGAGTAGCAGATCCGACCCTACCAACTACGGCTTAAGCCTAACAACCTTCCTCGGAGAGCTGTTGCGTGAGGGTATCCCCCGTATCGCAATTAGCTCTTGGAAAAGTATCTCGAGTGTCGCAAGAGACTCGGGTGATCAATTCCTTAACGAGGAGTTTGGTTGGCGACCCTTTGTCGACGACTTGAAGTCGTTGGCAAACAACATCCGCTTTGCTGTCAAATATTTACGACAGTTAGAGCGTGATGCTGGTAAGGTCGTTCGGCGAAAGTACGAGTTCCCATTGGATCATTCCGTTACCAGGACCTCTTATGAGGTGGAGTGGGAGCCGGTTATTTTTGGCTCTCTTCCTCCCCGATTGAGGGGGACTGGTTGGAACCGTGGGATCGAGACCATGTCAGTTGAACACTGGCAACGTAAGTGGTTTTCGGGTGCGTTTACGTTTTACCTACCTTCGGGTTTTGTTACCGGAGATTGGCTTGACGAAGCGTCCCTGATTGCCGACCGAGTCCTTGGACTCAGTATTACGCCAGAGAATATCTGGGATCTCGCCCCATGGAGCTGGGCCATCGACTGGTTCTCAAATATCGGAGATGTTTTGTCAAATGTCTCCGGTTATGCCAGCGAAGGTCTGGTTATGCGCTATGGTTACATGATGGAACATACCATCGATTCTGTAACCTTTAGCCGTGACCCGTCTTGTCCGATTAAGGACGGTACGGGCGCGCTTTCCCTGGTAGGTCGTCGAATTGAGACCAAAATCAGGAGAAAGGCAAATCCCTTCGGCTTCGGCGTCAGCTGGGACGGTCTTACGACCCAACAGTCTGCCATAGCTGGCGCTCTGGGTTTAACCAGAGTGTCACGCTGAATGCTGCATAGCGTGATTAACGCCAATGGAGTTCGAGAACCGAACTCTAGGAGTGATGCCTATGTCATTTTCCGACCCCCAAACCATCACCGTTTCTGGTACGACGACGAGTTTGCCGCGCACTAGCGTGGATTCGAACGAGTCCGAATACATGAGCGGAGATGGCCTAATCAAACTCCTTGCTTCCCATACCTATGGGAAGAGAACAAGGAGGATGGTTCGGGTCGACCACGGGAAGTTGACCTCTGATCCGTTTAAGCCTTCGGAAAACGTGAAGGTCGGTATGTCGGTTTACACCGTCTTCGACCTTCCGCCCGCTGGCTATACTGCGGCAGAGGCTCTCGCAGTATTCGTTGGCTTTAACACCCAACTAACTGCAACTTCCAACGCGGTCATCACCAAACTTCTTGGTGGTGAGTCGTAGCGGTGGTGGCGGCGAGCAGTCGTGGGTTCCCCCCACCCCGAAAGGGGTGATGGGGTCTCCTTCAGCTAGCCGTCATGAGCGTCGCAGGGTGGACGATGATTCTGAGATCACTGTTCACGTGAGAGTCAGTTATAAAACTGTGCTCCTCGTGGTAGTGGTTTTTGATCTCGTTCATCTTTCTCTGCGAGAAATGGTGAGCTCGAGTTTTCTCGAACGTTTGTTCGGGATATGAGCTTACCTTTCGGTTTTACCCGCTCGGTTGGACCGTATAGGTCTTATTCACTCCGTGGTGGCAATGTGTCACTAGTTACCAAACAACTCGGGGGTAACCCTCGAAGAAAGGCAGTACAATGTACCGTCGATCATACGGGGATCTTTCCCCTGCCCTACGGGAAGCGTTCGAGGTTTGCCGCTTGGCTAACGCCAAGTGGTGCTCGAACCCTGACCATGGGACTCGCTACCTCCCGAACCGACTGGCAGACGAATACGTAGTGATTCACGATATCGTCGCCGACAGGTACCTGGAGGTGTCGGAGCTGCGAGATAACTAGCTCTGGCATTGCCTAAAGTGACGTGGGCTAAGGATTCAGTAACCTCTAATTAGGAGGGCTGATGAAAAGCCTAATGTCACTCTGGTCCCGTCTGGCGGAGGAATCCGCTGGACGATGCTGCACGAGCGCCACACGAGATATTAATACCATCTCGCGTCGTGTCGAACATGAGGGGTTGTCGTTTTTGACGATAACCCTACCAGACCTTGGAAAAGCCATCCAAAAATGGCTAGACCAGGGAAAGGTCGGTACCCACCCCGCGTTCTTAACAGAACGTGGGGGAAGTCTCCCCCGATTTCTCGGAGGTTTCTTCAACCGTGTGTTCGACCGGAGTAGTGGCTTGTTGCTCGATGAACCATGTATCGACTCTATCTTAGCCTTGCGTCAGCTTACGCTGATGTTTGGTAAGATGCAGCTACCGTGCTCCCCAGCACGTCAGGCTGCAGCGATCCGTGGTTATTTCGAGTGTGAGCAGGATGTTCGGGACTTCGACACGCGGCTCAGCGAGAGTGATCTCGCTGAATTCCGTGATGTATCGGAGATGCTCTATGGGGGTTTGTTCGAGAGAATGAACAGAGACGTGTATTTCTCGCGTCTCGTCCCCAAGCATGGTCCGGGATCAACGTCTGATCGGCTCTCCAGTAATGGAAAGTATCATCAGCTTACCTGGACCGTCCGGCTCGAGCGGGTTTTCCCCGCCAGGAGCTATGTTATACCGAATTGGCATTTTATGGCCCGTTCGGAAAACATGAACATCCTCGAACCCGGTAGAGAGCTCCCCGTTAGGGTAGCTCTCGTTCCTAAGACACTCAAGGCACCTAGGGTGATAGCGATGGAGCCTACCTGCATGCAATATATGCAGCAGGCAGTCTATCGCTGTTTTACCTCGAACTTCAAGAGAGATAGACTCCTCACGAAGTTGATCGGATTTGATGATCAGACGCTTAATCAACGTCTGGCAAAGCAAGGTTCGATTGATAACCGAACCGCAACACTCGATTTGAGTGATGCTTCCGATCGTGTCTCGAATCAGCTCGTTAGGGCTATGGTTTCTCGGTATCCGTTTTTGAGTACGGCTATCGATTCTACCAGATCCCGTCGGGCTGTCGTAGGAAGCAAGACTATTCGTCTTGCTAAATACGCGTCTATGGGTTCAGCACTTTGCTTTCCTATGGAAGCAATGGTCTTTACGACATTGATCTACGTGGGGATTCAAAGATCGCTCAACACGTCACTTTCCCGGAAGGATGTAAAACGTCTTTCCGGCTCGGTGCGTGTCTATGGGGATGATCTAATTGTCCCTGTGGACCATGTGCTGTCCGTTGTTCAGACGCTAGAGCATTTCGGTGCTAAAGTTGGTCTGAGCAAGTCTTTCTGGAATGGTAAGTTCCGTGAGTCTTGCGGGAAGGAGTATTATGACGGGCACGACGTAAGTATTTGTCGTGTTCGCCGGATGCTCCCAACACAACGGCAGGACGCTTCTGGAGTTATTTCGACGGTGTGTCTACGGAACCAACTCTTTATGAGTGGTTACTGGGATACATGTCGATGGTTGGATAAACGGATCGAAGGGTTGATTAAATTCTTCCCAACGGTCCTACCAACCTCTCCAGTTCTGGGCAGGGTGTCTTCTCTCGGTTATACTTACGAGAGAGTTCACCCACGCGTTCATAATCCCTTAGTCAGGGGTTATGTAGTGGATGCTAAACCTCCCAAAGATGTTCTTGGGGGGGTTGATGCCCTTACTAAGTGTTTACTTAGGCTGGGCGATGGCCGGGGTGACGGATATACCAATCCGACACCTTGGTTGGAACCCGGAGCATCTGTAGGCGGTCCCTTTGGGATCGCTCATGATGCCACTCTATGGAGTTTGCCACCGCAGAGTGATGAGAACCACTTAGAGCGTTCTGGACGCCCCAAGCGCGTCAGCATCAAGCTTGGGTGGAACTCGCCCCATTAGGAGTGAGTGGGCC